CAAAACTAATAACATCAAGGTTCCGTAGTTCCCATTGATGTTAGTTATATCTATACTGCTAACAACCCCGTCTGTTGCACTTAAATCTAAAGTCGCCAAGTCTCCATTACAAAACCACGGAACGTGTAATGTAATTGACGTAGCTTCATTAGCGTTTAAGAAAGCATGTGGTCCTGACATTAAAGTATTTACTAAATCTTCCTGAGGTAAAGCATAATTAATTGGTATCGATAAAGGTGGAAGTATTCCTGCAAGAATACACCCACTGTGAGTTATAGTACCTGCTACCGAAATGTTGAGAGTTAAATCACTTCTGAAATAAGCTCCCAATTTGACGGCGTTTTTCAAAGATGGATTTGAATTAATTATATCTACCGGAAGCTTGTACAAATTTAATGGAAGCAATCTGAATTGAGATAAGGTATCTTGCCATAAGATATCTTGCATGAAAAATGGTCTATTAATAAAGGGTTTTGCATCGATTCTAAATTCTTCTGGTATATCTATCTTTGGATAGATGTTGTGTGTTGGTTTCACTGAAATGATGTCTCTCGTTACGAGCGAGGCAACAGATGTTGAAACTGAATCCTTGTTTACTTGTGTGTCGTATTGAATGTCTTTCATAAAGACTTTGTCTATTAATTGTTTAAATTGTGCTGCAATATTATAGTAACGAGAGTATATTGCAAATGCTCTCATAGCTTTATAATTTTATTTGTTCCATTGCGAATATTAAAGCTTGATTCTTAAAACATGTATATATAAAAATAAAATTTGTTGATTAATTAAAATTTGTAAATAAATAAATAAATAAAATAAATTAAATCTAAAAATTGAAAAACTTGTCCTGTATTGTCTGAATAAAGGTATAAGTATCTTTATTATCCATAGATTTCCTTATATGATCATTTCCATACTCGATAAAATAAATATTTTCTTCCTTAGCGTTAGCTAAAATCCTATTAACGGTATCAGGGTCTTCGTGTAAAAACATTTCGTATTGAAATGCTGTTAACTTCCCTCCCATTACTGTGTCATAGTCTTTCCTAGAATCATAATATCTTAACGAATTGAAAATTGTATTTTTCGTTAAAGGGCCTACAATCTTACTCATTTCATGGTGAAACTTGAAAGTTCTCTTCAAGAAACAAACCTCGTTTAAAGGTTTGGCTAATGATGTGATCTCTCCTTTCTCACCATCTGTGTACTTCATTCCCAATGAATTAAAATAATCTCGCACGGTATAAGCGTTAAAGATTTCTTTCAATTCAAGGGGACCTCCACATAATTTGTCGTCTCCTAAAACAAAATCGGTTGCTTTCATGAATAAGCTGAAAGAAGGTTTTATTCCTCTTTTAGTCGATTCACGAAAAATGACCATAGATGTAATAAATCTGTTATATAAAGAATTAAAAAATGCTGTAACCCAGCATCCTGAAGGCATAGAATGTGTTGTGAGATATGATCTATTACCTACGTTTACATACGTTCTTATCATTGATTCAAGTAAGACTTTGAGAGATTCTTTGTTGTTTCCTTTGTACTTTTCCAAAACTATTTCTTTTATTGCATCCTGAACTTGAGCTGCACAGCCTCCGTCCCAATTTCCAATGTCTCCATCGAAAACGTATTCACATGATTTCATCCTGCTATACAATTCATCCCAATCAGTATAAGGATTTATACCGATTGCTATATTATTAATCCACATATTTTTCTTAACATGTACTAATAACTTTCCCATGTATTTCTTGCATAAAATCAAATGATGCAATGGCGCAATTCTAAAAGATCTAGGTTTCTCTACTTTTTCCATAGGTCTCAACTCGTCTTTAAAAGCTTCGTAAAAACAAACATCATTGATGTCAATGCTGTCTCTCTTTGCTCTCTCTTCAAAATCCTTAAGTTTTTCTGAAAATTCGGATGTGAATTTTCCTTCTACAAAATCTATGTACAAATTTTTATCCTTCTCGTATCCCAATCCATTAACGGAATCCTTGTTTAATGATGACAGACCGTTTCCTCCTTTGATTATCTCAAAATCAGAAATGTCGTCAAAATCAACCAGAAATTCCTTAATGCATTTTTTCCCAAACTCTATTTCTGAGGTGGGAATGAGCGGAATAGTTTTGAAGGATTTAGAAGCAATTTTGTTCAACGTATCCTTGCCAAAAGTCGTGAAATTCGGAGGAGCTTTGACTCCTACAACTTCAACGTCATCAACAAGTCGGTCAAACAAGGCTGTTTCTCTGAGATTGGTTTTTGTCGTTGGGTATTTTCTTTCTGTATTTTCAGTGTGTACCCTCACTCCTGAAAAGTCAGACTCAATATTAATTGGTCTGATGTCTAATGGATCTCCTTCGAAATCGATTAGCTCTTTGATCTTATCTTTAAAATTTTTTGAAAAAATTTTTGCAACTCCTTTCTTAGAG